AATCAAATTATAAGTCTGCCCTTTAATGCACTTGAAACGCTCGATGTTTCTGGAGGGGTGAGCAATAGCTCAAGTCCGTCAATAGTTGGTGACATTAGATCTATTTATTATGATCTTTCAGCAAACAAAACCTATCTTATGATTTCAACGTCTAGCGATATTTTTTCAACAAATGATGATTTATATTTTAGCAGTGATTCATTTACCTCAACTGGTACGTGGTTTAGCCCAGATACCTTTGATGATTATTGGGTTAATACACCGATTGATGCAAATGCAAGCTATGTAACTCAAGCAACGATTAGCAGCTATCACCAAAAAGGACGATCAACTTTTGTTATCCCTTGGAAGGTTAGCTATGGCAAATCAACAACCGGGTCTGAATATAGATTGCGAGCATCTATTAGTAATCCTCAAAGTGGCGTGACGTATGCACTTTTAAAAATGACAGGTACGTTGGAGAATATATCTTGAATCGGGTTGGATACAGAAAATTTGATGGCACGGAAGTTTTGCATGAAAGTGATTTAGGCCACACAAAAGCAAACGAATGCGTTGCTCAATTACAACTCGATAAATCTGACGATCAAGACATAGAATATTTTTTTTTAGAAAAGCAAACCAATGAAACACGATGGTTTAGATATGGCTACATTGACAACTAAGAGGCTCTAATGACATACGAATTAGTCAGTGGTGATACGGCTCCACAGATACAAGCAACCATAACGCGTGATGATACTGGTGCAGTTGTCAATCTAACAGGTGCAACGGTAAGGATGTACTTTAGAAAAAAAGGCACAACAACAACTCTGTTTACGCTTGTCTCCTCAACCGGTTCATTTTCTAGTGGTATCGCAACCTTTGCCTTTGCAACAAATGATCTTGCAACCATTGCACAGGGTTACTACGAGGGTGAGATTGAGATCACGTATGCTGATGCAAAGAAAGAAACCATTTTTAAGATTTTAGACTTCTATATTAGGTCTGACTTTTAATGCTTAATCTCAAGGTTGCCTTTAAAAAGGCGGTTGCGTCTATTGCTTATAAAAAAGCCATTGCAGACATAGCCTTTAAGAAAGCCATTGCGGATATTGCGTTTAAGAAAGCGATTGCAAAGATAGCGTTTAAAAAGGCTGTGGCGAAGATTGATTTTGGTAACTTTATCCTATGGCGTTTCTTTTATGATTCCGCTGCGGTAAATGACCAGGCAACTAAAGCATCAACAAAGTCTTTATCAGATAGCTCCTCTGCTAGCGATGCACAATTTAAAGGTTTAGCAAAGCCATTGAGTGATGGTGCAAGTGTCGGTGATACGCCAAGCATAGAGCCGGGTAAGGTTTTATCTGATAGCTCTGCGTTTACTGATGACCAAACACTTGGTGTAGGCAAACGGCCAGATGATCCTATCGCGTTGACAGAGGCGCAAGCTAAAGCCTTTTCTAAAACGATTAACGAAACCTTTTATGCAACTGATGATCTTGACGGTCAGGCCAGTGCAGATGATGAGCAAAACATTACTTTTGTAAAAGTTAGAACAGAGATTCTAGCAATAACAGATGTAATTAGTATTTTACTAAACCAAGGCAGACTTTTAGCAGACTCCTCTGCTGTATCTGACTCTGGTTCCCTACGCAGTCAAGGATATGTTTCCTTTGACTATTTCCAAGATGATTACGTTGGCGCGAGCCGTACTTTTTAGAGGTGTTAAATGTTAAATGATAGTTTGAAATTACGCGGTGACGTTGCCATCGTTTTAAAAGATAAAGATGGAAATGTAAAAGATGAGCGCAAGATAACCAATTTAGTGGTTAATTCTGGTCTTGAGTTTATCTGTTCAAGAATGGCATCTGCATCTGCCGGGGTAATGACTCACATGGCAGTGGGTTCTGGTACAACAGCCGCATCAGCAGGGCAAACTGATTTAGTATCGATTCTAGGCTCTAGGGAAGCTCTAGACTCAACTAACGCCTCAAGTAATACAATCACCTTCCAATGCTCTTGGGAGGCAGGTGAGTCAACAGGAGCGATTACAGAGAGTGGTATTTTTAACGCCTCATCTGGTGGAACAATGTTAGCTCGCGTTGTGTTTGCCGTAGTCAACAAAGCGGCAAGTGACACGTTAAGCATTACCCACACAATTACTCTTACAGCATCTTGATTTTAACGCCCTTATTAGCCGCCTTTATTGGCGGTTTTTTTATACCTAAATTTCGGAGATTAGAATGGCCACAATAGTAACTCGCGCAGGTAAGGGCAGCCCGCTTACAAACACAGAAGTTGATAGTAACTTCAGTAATCTCAATACAGATAAAGCCGAACTATCTGGATCAACTTTTAGCGGTGCAGTAGAAATTACAAATGTTGACGGTTTGGTTGCTCCTAGAGTTTATGTAGGCGAAGGTAAATCAAGCGGTACACGTATACAGTTATCAAGATCAGGCACTACTAATAAACTGTTTTCTTTCACTAGCTCAACTAGCGCCACTCCGTTAGACATTGTTGTAGGTGCTACAACCAATGCTTTATCTATTGATGCAAGTGCGAATGTCTCAATTCCTAATGGCAATCTTGACGTAACAGGCTCAGTTGTAGCCGATTCGTTGACTGTAGATAGCATAACTATTGACGGCAATGACATATCTACAACCAACAGTAATGGTAATTTAACTATTACTCCTAATGGTTCAGGTAACGTCAATATAAATTCAGACACTGTGGCTATAACAGCGGCTGAAAACGAATCAGCCAGTTTAGTTTTAGCTTCTGATGAAGCTGATGACAATCCAGACCTTTGGCGTTTCAGAAATAACACAGACAATACGCTTACTATAGGCAATCAAATATCTGGTTCTAGTGTAGACCACATTACGATTACACCTAACGCAACCGTAACAAATTCAATAGCGGCATTTGCAGGAAAAATTACTGCGGCTGGTAGCGTAACAGCCAACGCAGGTGTAGTAGTAGATAACATTACAATAGATGGTAATGAAATTGACGTAAGTTCAGGCGATTTAACATTAGATGTTGCTTCAACAACAATTATTGATTCAGGTTCAAGTGGACAATTAGTTCTAAAACATTCAGGAACTGAATACGGCACTCTTTTTCACGACAGCAATCATTATTATATTCAATCACAGATTGATGATGGAGACATAATATTTAGAGGACAAGATGGGTCATCAACCATCACAGCCCTTACACTTGATATGAGCAATTCGGGCAGTGCGTCCTTCAGCAACAACGTAAACATCCCCAATGGAAAACTTGGTTTTACAACATTAGTTCCTTCTGCATTTTTAGATGTAAGAAGAGATGCTAATAATTCTGGCAATCAACTAATTGTAGCTGATACAGAAGGCGGTACAGCAGGGGTTAGGACTTATTCAACATCCGATGGTACAGGATTAATTCTTAATCATTATTACGCTGTATCGGGTTCTCCGTACATCCGTTACTCCGATTTTGTTAGTTCAATGGCTGACGGTGCGGCAACAGCAATGCGCTTTTTAACAAAGCCATTAAATGCAAACCCTGCTGTAGCATTAACCCTTGATAATTCTCAAAACGCCACATTCTCAGGTAGCGTGACAAGCACAGGGCTTACTGTAGGAGGCGCTACTGCTTTAAGTCATAGTGGTACAACATTAAGCGTTGATAGAACAGGAGGAGCTACTGCTTTAATTGAGTTAAAACAAGCAAGCACAATTAGAGGCTATGTAGGCGCAGATTCATCTAAAAGTTTTATAGTGTTTAACCAAAGTGCGGCTGAAAGATTTTCAGTTGGAAACACTGGCAACGTCAACATCCCCAACGGAAACGCTATTATTGGCGCAACCACAGCGCCCTCGTCTGATGCAATAGTTCGTTTTTTAGAAATTGAAAATTCTACAAGTGCAGGTTTAGTTTTAGACGCTCCAAGAAAGTTTAGCATTTTTTCTTCATCAAGTAGCACACTTACTTTTAGAGATGAAACTGCCGCCAGTAATAGACTAATTATTAACTCATCAGGGTCGGTGGGTATTGGGGTGTCTCCAAGTGCAAATAGCAGTTATATGGTTGCTTTGCAATTAGGAGAACAAGCTAACTTATATGCTCATACGGACGGAGTTGGTGCAGGTTCCGCAACCTATCTCAGTAACAATATAACCCACAACTCTGGATTTAAGTATATTAATGCAGATGCGGGAAGCCAGTATACTCAAGCATCTGGAGCGCACAAATGGTCTTCTTTTGCTAGTGGTTCGGCAGGTGGAGCCGCAACAGAAAATACTCGTATGACGCTCACATCGGACGGCACATTGCTCGTAGGCAAGACTGGTACAGGAATCAGCACGGCAGGAATAGAGCTTACACATGATAATGTAATACTTGGCACAAGAGGAGGTGTCACGCAATATTTAAACCGTCTAAGCTCTGCGGGTCACATTATTCAATATATGCAAGACGGTACAACAAAAGGTAACATCTCTGTATCTTCATTTGGCATGGGATTTGGCGGTGGTACTCGCACATCTGATTTCTTTATTAAGACTGATGGGACTGCAAGTTTTGCTAGTGGTGTAAATTTGGGAGTTGGCACAAGCTCTCCAGCATATAACACTCAAATATTAAGTGGTGCAGATACTGTGCTATCAGTAGTTTCTGGAGACAGTAACTCAGCTAGTCTTTATTTAGGTGATTCAGTAGCTACAAGAGGAAGGCTTACATACAACAACGCTAACGATTCTTTAGCTGTTTACACAGATAATAATGAACGCTGTAGACTAACAGCTACCGGTGAATTCCTTATAGGCTGTACTTCCGCTGGGGATGGTGGCATTACTTTAGACGGATCGCCATCTAGTAATAGTGTCCCTTCTATGGAGTTAGTTAGAGACTTCTCTGGCACTGCAACTATGATTCGATTTACGAACATAGGCGGAAGCCCATTTGTCGGTAGCATCACTAGTACAACAAGTGCTACAGCATACAACACCTCATCTGATGAAAGACTCAAAAACAACATCAAAGACGCTGATGACTCAGGCTCTAAAGTCGATGCTATCCAAGTCAGACAGTTTGATTGGAAAACAGACGGTGAGCATCAAGACTACGGCATGGTGGCTCAAGAGTTACTTGAAGTAGCACCAGATGCAGTAACACAGGGTGACACTCCAGATGAAATGATGGGTGTTGACTACAGCAAATTAGTACCCATGTTAATCAAAGAAATTCAATCACTGCGGCAACGTGTCGCTCAACTAGAGGAATAGAAAAATGGCAGTAACTAACACATGGTCGATAGTACAGTGCGAATATGTACTGTCAGAGGACGGACTCACAAATGTAATCAATCTACTTCACTGGCGTTTAAACGCAGAGGAGACAGTAGGTTCTGGCGATGATGCTGTAACTTATCACGCATCTTCTTATGGTACGCAAAATCTTGGTGATCCTGATCCAGAAAATTACACGCCTTATGCAGATGTAACTGAGGCTAACTGTATCGCATGGCTTCACGCTGAGATGGGTGAGGAGCAAGTTCAATCACTACTTGATTCGGTAGCAGCAAACATTGAGCTACAGAAAAACCCTGTTAATGGTCACGGAACCCCTTGGAGCGAATAAATGATAACTATTGATGATGTAACTTATACCGAAGATGATCTTTCTGATATCTCTAAAATCCACGTTAAAAGAATCAATGAGTTGCGCGAAGAGTCAGCGCAAATACAAATGATGTTGGAAGAGAAAAACGTGCTTATTTCTGCCTATGCTAATGCTATCCGGGAGAGCGTTAAAGAAGTGGAGGAAGTGGAGGCAGTCAGTGAGTGAGCTAAAGATTCCGTCTAATTTATTGCCTGTCGGTGTTCTTGTAGTATCAATGGCCGTAGCGTGGGGATCAACTCAATTTGCCGTTGCAGACAATGCAAAAGAGACGGCTCGCATAGAGAAGATTGTGATTGAGACAAGCAAGAAAGCTCAAGCCAATGGTCAGGCTCAAGCTGTCACAGATGTAAAGCTAAAGGCCATTATTGAAAGTTTGAACCGCCAAGAGCAAACGGCTGAGAAAACTAACGAGCAAATACAGGCACTTGTACAAGTGTTGCTTTCCCAACAGCAATGAAGATGGTAATCGCGCTGTTATTTTTTACCGCAGCAGGTGACATTGACGAATCTAAAACCATGTACTTTAAGCAACTTGAATCATGCAGATGGTATTGCAGTCGATTGTCACGCGAGCAAAGCTATTACACCCCCATTTCTTGCACCTGTGAACTAAGGTGGGTTGATCTAAGCACAAAGGTTATATGAAAACTCTTGTCTTTCTCCTGGTCTTACAGACGTTTAATAACGGCTATGTAGAAAGCACAGAGGAGATTGCACATTGGTATAACCTAAATACCTGTGTTTGGTACGCAAACGCGCTGTCTAACCAAGCACAGCAGGCGTATGACATCCCCATCATGGCTTGGTGCAGGCCGGTCTGGGTCAATGATAAAGAGGTAGATGTATTTTGAGTATTTCAAGGCAAGACTGGGATGATCCATATACATGGTATGGTTTGGCATTGGCAGTCATTTTAGTAGGTTTTTGTGTTTACGCTTTAATATTTAGGACATAAATAATGCTTGAGCAATTAATTGCACCTGTTACCGGGTTGCTAGATAAATTTATACCAGATGCAGATCAAAAGGCTAAGTTAGCCCATGAGATTGCAACCATGTCTGAAAAGCAGCATCAAGAAATTATGTTGCAACAGATAGAACTGGCAAAAATCGAGGCTCAAGGCAGTTTTTTACAGCGTTCGTGGCGGCCTATGATAGGGCATTGCTGTTGGATTGGATTGGCTTACAATGTCATAGTAAGCCCTTTTTTGGGCATCTGGCTACCAGTGCCAGAGATACAGTCGGATTTACTTTATCCGGTGCTTTTAGGAATGCTTGGAATGTCAGGAATTAGAGGGTATGAAAAGGTAAAAGGAAAGGCGTAATCAAAAGTTACACTTTATACACTTTTGTATACTTTGCACAAAACTAAAAAGCACTTTCCGTATATTTTTCAATAACTTACAGCGTAGTCCCGCAACACTGGCAGTGTTGAGGTCAGCGGTTCGATCCCGCTAGGCTCCACCATATATCTACGTTTCATTGATAGTAGTCACTAACTGTACAAAAACGGTACAAAAATCCGTACAAAAATCAGATATGAATAGTAATGTTTTCAAAGGGTAGGTCGTTTGGATTCATATAATCTAGTGTTGTAACAATAGATTCATGCGCCATTACATTCTGAATTTCTTCTTTTGTATTACCTGCATTCTTTAGTAGTGTGGCAGACAAGCCACGAATTTCATGGAATGTAGTGTGGATAGTCCTTACTTCAGCAAACATCTTACCAAGTCGATCACCAGTAACCTGACACAGATGATGTTTGTTATCTAATGCCTTGCGTTTTGGAGTATGGCTAATTACAAAAGGGCATCTCCTATTGACTAAAGATAGCTCTCTAGCCCGGTCAATGTATTGTTTAAGTAATGGGTGATCTTTTAAACACCACGAAAGTCTAGCAGCTCTCATCGTGCCTTTCTGCGCCTCTGACTTAGAAACAACTATTCTAAGGCAACCGTCTACGATATTTTTATCCCATCGCAACCCACAAATATCCCCCTCTCTTAATGTAGTATATCGACTAATGTCCATAGCAATTTGCAAGCATTCATACCCTGCCTCACCTGCCTTTTTTCTAATATTTATAAAAGTTTGTTGAGAACAGGGAAGTCTTATTTTGCTTGGTTTTGGTTTAAGCAACAATCGAGGAACATCATCGCTAGTAGAAAAGGGATTAAACAAAAGTTTAGGAGTTAAACCTTTTCCCATAAGCCAGTTAAAAAACTTTCTAAATGCAGCATAGTGTAATTTTTGACTATGATAATTTAGAGAGTCCCACCAAACCCTCAACTCTTCCATCCTCAATGATTTAATGCTTTCAAAAGATTCAGGGAATTTTCGTAATGCGTATTTTCGGTTTGACCAGGAGCGTTTGTCTTTTAATTTTACGTCTAAAGATTGTTGGTACTTAATATATTGATTGACGTAATTTATAAGTTTTTCAGATGGAAGTATGTGGCGATCATAGAATCCATCTGCAACCATTTCGTTAAGTTCAGTTGCTAAAGCGTTAGCCTCTACAACTGTCATCAATTCTTTTAGCTGAACAAATTTTTTAGATTTTGGGTTTTTGTATCGCCATTTGTTATGACCGTTTCGTCCTTGAGGATAAAGGTTTGCAACAAGTTCAACGCCATCGAAGTATCTTTTCATGTGCATATAATTATGCACTCTGCATTAGTATGTCAACTGCTGTCTGTTTTGTCTTGATTCCAAAGATACTATTCGAGGCAAAATGATTGCGATTTATGTAGATTTGATTATCAATTACTTTGCCGTCAACTAGCCCATCCTCAACCCATGATCGCCACTTTCTGCGTGGCGGTGGGTCAGCAAAAAACTCAGAGTTAATCTTTAGATAACTAACTAGCATATCTGTACTCTGCAACAATGGTTTTACCATTTCGCGTAATGACTGTTTTACGTGCTGAAACGATTGGATGACCTTCCTGAGTAAGGTCGTAAACTCTTGCGCTCAACCTGTAAACTCCAAACAACTCTTGAGCATCTTTAGGTGTTAGCGGATAACCAGATTTAAGGTGAGAAAGAATTTTATTATTCTGGCTCATTATTTACCTCCTGTTAAAGTATCAAACATTTCAATGATTGTTGCGATTAAAAAACTTACTGCAAATATTCCGATCACTATCGTTTCCATGTTTATCTCCATTTAAAAAAAGCGCGTTTGGGTTGGGTGCGCCAAGCCCTAGGGGACTAAAAGGGGATATCGTCCTCACTTAACGGCTCAATCTTAGGAGCCATCGCTTGCTGTACCTGATAAAGGCCATTAGCGTGAGCCTGTTCTTTGGGGCTATAACTAAACTTCATGTATTTAGTACCTGCCTTGCTAGTGTTAATCCAACCGTTTACCCAATACTCAGAGCCGTCAATCATGGCCGAGCCCTTGTAGTCAGGGTGGCTGTCGGATTCTTTTTTATCGTTTTTAAACAACGCTCCGCTATTGTCTTTCTTTTCATATTCCATAAATTACTCCTAGTTAAACGGCTTGAGCGACAGCAATACCTGCCTCTCTAAAGTCACTGGTTTTAATGGTGGCAAGCTCTTGAGTTGTAAAGATGCCTCCCTTTGAAGGTGCTTTCCAAATAGAGCGTTGCTCGTCCTCGTTAAGTTGCGCCCATTCCTCTGCGGCTGTTTCAAGATCGTTATTCTCTAACGCCTCTTTGATCGCGCTGATTGAGTAGATATGCTCTCGAACAGATGTGTTGTAATTAACTAAGTCTTTAGATGTATCTTTAATCGCTTGAGGCGTGGTTTCTCCCATATACAAACACATTCCTAGCCCATGCATAGCAATAGCTTTAACTAAGCATCTAATTCGAGCATCACTAATATCTCTGCTAGAAGGGTTTTGAATAGATTTGTTTTTGTAATCCATTACTGGCAGCCACATCGTTCTTGTCATACCCTCAACAGTTACAGAAACCTCAACCTCGCAAGTTGCAGACCATTGACACCATTTAGGCTCAGTGTAGGTATATGTTGCATCTGGATAGTGCGTACAAAGCGTTGACCAAGCCCAAGCCCAAGAAAGATAATTAAGATTGCCTTTCTGTTCTATATGGTTTGATACGTCTATTTCAGAAAGCGTTTTCCATACTGACTCGGATGTTTTCATTGCTTCACCTCCTTTTTCCAAACCCGCCATTCGCTTTTGCCAATCTTTCTTGTTATAGCTTTAAATCCCGCCTCAGATATCCGGTTGCTTAAACCTTTGGCAAGTCGATAACTAAAAAATAAAATTGAATCTCCAACTTCCATCTCGCTTTCGAGCAAGCGCATACCTTTTTTTTCTTTATCAGGAATAGGTATTTTTTTATCAATTTTAAACTGCGTTACGTCTATCATTACGATGACTCCTTTTCTAGCTTCCATACTCTATAACCTTCACCATGCACCGGGTCTGAATCCATACGGCTTGCGGGGTTATATCCTCTGTAACTAATAGCTTCATAAAAGTTTCTTTTTTTAGCGTAAGCATTTTTTTTGAAAAACACCGAATCGCCTACTTCCATTTCATCTACAACATGAACCCACTTTTGAAACTTAAAGTTATCGAAGCAAATATTTTTGTCTATTTTAATATCCATTACTCCACCTCCGCGCCCAAACACTCTAGGGCGGCATACGCATCACCGTAACCGTGGTAATATTCAACAGCGCCAGATTTATAATCTTGCTCTCTGTGCGCTATTTGATCTTTCCAGCCGCGCAGATACTCTTCATGCGTTACAGGACTCTCAAACACCTCTGCCATTTGCTTTAAAATATTCATGTTACCTACGCTCCCTAAAATCAATCACGCTCTCTGCATACCCGCAGATTTGGTCAAACATTATTTCGCCTAAAGCTTTAAAATCTTTGTCAGCAACAGCTTGCATCAGTGAGCTTTCTAAATGCTCTTGAGCAATGATGTTTTGGCGTTGCTCAAAAAAGCCTCTGGAGTTGTTGCTAAAGGGCGGTATAAAACCGTCATAAGATAACGCCTCCCACAAAATCAGTGGGTCTTGTATCGTTTCAACGATTTGATCGTGAGTCGGCAACATTTCAGCCTCAAACAAATCATTGTCATCCGGTGGATTAACCCGGTTAGGGTTGTCTTTCCAATTTGAATTAAACATTTCTAGTCTCCCATTTTTGTAAAAAAACTTAATCATTTTATGCTCCGTTAAATACATTGCATAATGAAATACTATATCACTAAATGTGATTATGCAAGCAAATAGAAATAAAAATATTACAATTTGTGATAAGTACTTGCGTGAAGGAAGCTATTCAATATAGTATATATTGACAAGGAGGGAAGCTATGAAAGCCAATGTGTTGCACAAAAGAGTGGTGCTAAGTTTTACGGATAATCAATGCAGAAAAATAATAAGTGAAATGTCTAAGAGTCAAGATAGCCTTTTAAAATTGCAATTACTCTGCGAACATCTTGATCTCCCCGAAGAGAAACCTCCGAAAGAATCTTAATTAATTCCTCCTGGTGCGCCCCAAGCTTGACATCTGTAAAGTAATTGTCAGAAAGACCTAGCAATTGTGAAGGGGATACGTCTAGCAGTACAGCTAATTTCTTAGCAGCATCTATCGTTAATGATCTTGCGCCAGTTTCGTAGTTTGACAATCGACTTTGAGAGAATTCCCCTTTTGATCGCTTGGCTAACTCTGTGACAGTAAGATTTTTTTCTTTTCGATACTTTTTTAAGTTGTTCATACTCTCCCTTGCCTCGCCAGATTACCAAAAAACAAATGGATTAGCCAATTAACATAAATTTTAAATATCACAAATCGTGTTGCTATCTATTACAATATGCAATAAACTTTATGCATGAATGGATTTCAAGCATATATAAAGCAGTTGGGAGCAAAGGAAGCTGCAGTTCTTTTTTCAATTTCTGAAAGAACAGCAGTTGCCTATGCCAGAGGAGACAGAGCGCCAAGATTGTGTGCAGTCCCAAGGCTTATTAAAGCATCAAAAGGGCATCTCTGTGTAAATTCTTTTTTTAACGACCTCGACCTTGAGTAGGTAATTATGAATAGGGATTTCAAAGGGATCTGGATACCTAAAGAGATTTGGCTTACGAAGGAGCTTACGCTTATCGAAAAGCTTTTTTTGATAGAAATTGATTCTTTAGATAACGATCAACATTGCTATGCCTCTAACGCTTACTTTTCTGAATTTTTCGACATCTCAAAAGGACGTTGCACTCAAATTATAAAATCACTTGAGGCAAAAAGTTTTATACAGATTCAACTAGAAAGAGAAGGAAAGCAGATAACTAAACGGATAATTAGGGTAGTTAAAAAATTAAACACCCCCCTATCAAAAACTAAACAGGGGTATTTAGAAAATGATGAAGAGAATAATACATTACCTAATAAACCAATTAATAATACAGAGGGGAATCTCCCTAAAAAAATAAAAAGATTTCAAAAACCTTCTCTTGATGAATTATTTGAATTTAAAAATAGTCATCAGTATCTACCTGATCCACACAAATTCTTAAATTACTACGAGGGTAACGGCTGGAAGGTTGGCCGTAGCTCAATGAAGTGCTGGAAATCAACTTTTAGAACTTGGCATCTAAGGGACTTAGAAAGCCAAAAGGCTAAACCCAAGTCTAACAGTATCCGTGGTCGCTCCATTGAAGATGCGCTTTCTGATAGGAGTTGGGCTAATGGCTAGAAAGTTTAAATTTGTTGGTGAGCATGATCGATTTACGACAAATCACTACTACACCGCCAGAGAGATAGTGGAAAAAATGCCAACGGTTAATCCTTATACGCTTAAAAACAATCTTTTAGGCAAGTATGAATTCGATGAAACCTTGTTGACAAAGAAACCGCGCTTATCTGCAAGTGCATATCCTATTTTCTCATCTGAGATGGAATCAATATCTGCCAAGTGGCTAAAGCGGAGGTTGATTTGACTATCGATGATGCCATAGCAAGGGTAAAGCTTATTAATTCGATGGGTGATAACGCCTACATTTGCGAACGGTCTGGTGGCGATCTGTGTGTTTTATCTGAGCATAACATTAGGCATTGGGAAAACCGTGATGCTCAAGTTATAGAAATATGTAGGGTAGCCCGATGAGCGATCTTGGACTTTTAAGATACCCGGTAAACATTACTAACGATTACCAACGTGATGAGCTATGCAAGAAGATCGGGAAGTTAGAAACCTCCAGACAAAAGCCCATTTTGGTAAAAATTACTGATGTTAAGGAAAAGCGTTCTAACGCGATTAATCGCCTAGCCCATATGTGGTATAGAAACTGCGCTAATCAAGGCGGTGAGTACACAGAAGAGCAGGTTAAGTGTATTTCAAAGCTTAAGTGGGGCGTACCGATTATGCGGCAGCATGAAAAGTTTAATACGACCTGGATGAAGTTAATTGCAGGGTTCCCAACCTATGAGGAGCAAGTTGACCTCATGCAATATCTGCCTGTCACTTCTCTAATGACTAACGCAGAAATGTCCTCCTATCTCACACACTTTAAAAATTTGATGGGTCAGCACTACAACTTAACTGATCCTAAGTTAGAGGGAATAGAGTTGTGATTAAAATTCAAACCTTTTATCTAATAAAAATCTACTGGCCTTTAATGTCTGCAAAGGTTCATCTGCTTGGATTGCTTAAAAAGTTTCATAAAAAATACAGCGTTTACTTTAAGAAACATTGTGGTTGTGCTTATCGGATAAGAACCGACAAGGCTAATGCTATCTGTGAAGTATGTAAAAGATGGCAAAAGCATAGCAGGTGGGAATGAATGGCTATCAAACTCGATGCGGCAGACACTTGGTGCAGTAAAGTTGTAAGAGCAAAAGCAAATCACACTTGCGAGTTTAGTGGCAAAAGCGATGGTCGAGTCGAGTGCTGTCACATATATGGGCGTAGGGCAAAAAGTGTACGTTGGAGTCTTGATAATTTGGTTTGCTTATCAAGCTATCAGCACAGGTATTTTACTGAAAACCCGACAGAGTTTACACAGTGGCTAGAAATTTATTTAGGCAAAGGCCACATGGAAATGTTATTGGAAAAGAAAAATATTTTAATGCCTACGACAAAACAGTTAAGGAAGGAAATTGCAAAACATTACCGGGAGCAATACAAGCTAATGATGGCAGATCAAAGTTACGCGCCAATTAGCTACAACTAAAGGTGAGGGTATGGAACACCTAAAGGAATTCTGCACTGATAGACAAAAGGAAACAATACAGGCGCTTATTGATCACAAATCGCAAAGAGCAGCAGCCAATGCGTTAAATGTTACACGCTCAACTGTTCAAAGCACTTTCAGAGCGGTAAAAAAGAAAGCAGCACTTGCCGCAGTTGCGCCAGATGTTGATGTAAACCATCGCACGATGGAGGGATTCTCTGCAAAGCGGGTATCAACTGCCTTTAAAGAGAACGGAGAGATAGCTTTACAGTGGGTTATTCAAGAGCCCGACAAGCTTAAGATCGATGCAATGCTTGATGACTTTCGTGATGGTCTTAAGGACGAGCTAAAAGACCTACACAAGCCCATAGCAAAGCCAACTGATACTTTAGATAAGTTAATGAATTGCTACATGATAGGCGATCATCATTTGGGAATGTATGCATGGTCAAAACAAACTGGAGATGACAGCTATGACACCGACATTGGGATTGATTTACTCGAAAATGCCGTTGATTCTCTTGTATCTCGCAGCCCTAATTCGCGGCACGGTCTTTTGTGCAATCTTGGTGATTTTTTTCACTCCAACAATCTCAAGGGTGAAACGGCATCTGGAACAGCGTTGGACACGGACGGACGATACGGCAGAACGGTAAGGCTAGGCGTTAATTTATTAAAGCGCGTTGTTATACGACTTTTAGAAAAGCATGAAATTGTCACTGTTTTAAATGTGCGCGGCAACCATGACTCTGACCCTGCTCTCTGGTTAAACGAAGCTATGAAGATGTATTTTGAGAACGAGCCTCGCGTCATTATCCCAGATAACTATTCTAAGTTCACGCACTTGGAATATGGCAACAGCCTTATTGTCCTACACCACGGGGACAAAATTAACCCACAGCGCATTTATGAATCTGTGACCAGGCGCTTATCAGTGGAGTGGGGTCGCTCTAAATATCGCTACGGTTGGCTAGGGCATCTACACCATAAAGAAGCTAAAGAAATTGGAGGCATGATGTTTGAGCAGTTTAACGTTTTGGCAAGTCCTGATGCTTGGCATTCTGGTTCTGGCTTTGGTTCATCTCGGTCAATGACTTGCATCGTGCTATCAGAAGATTATGGCGAGGATAGCAGAGTAATTATCAATCCAGATCGTATAGAAGGGGAGCGGAATGAGTGATTTTGGCATGAGTACACGGACAGCAAGTGTTACGGTAAAACCAGATTGGACTGAACAAGATATTCAATCGTTAAAAAAGTTTTTAGAGGCGCTATTAAAGCGCAAGGCGGCAAAAAATGAGTGAGGAAATTTTACGAAATGTAAAAGCATTAATGTTAAGGCTAGCCGATCATCAGTTAGAGGATCATTTAGTTGAGATTGTTGATGTTCTAACTGCGCCAAAAAGTGCAAGTGATGCTTATCTTACTGAGCAATGGATGCCTCAAGCAGAAGCTTTGATTGCAGATGCAGAGACATTACCTGACCCGGTTGATTGGCGAACTCACAGAGAATATTTAGAGGACGAATAATGTCAGAATTGATGGCAATGTTGGCGGCAGGTTCACCGCCTATAACAAGTGTTCGTGGTTCACAAAAATCTATCAGCCCAAGTGATGTTGCGGCTTGCCTTCACACTTGTAATCGCTTTACCTATCTGTTCGGTTTGGCTAAATTCTCACTAGATAATTCATCAAAAACAGAACTAAACTGGCTTGCCATACAAGCGGCACGTAAACATAACTTTAAACGCACAGAGAGCGAGTCTAAGCGCGTTATTGATCTGCTTGCTCTAGTAGCCCTAAGATTGGCAATATCGCCTAATAAATGCCCTAGATGCAAAGGCGTGGGGGTTATAAAATCTAAGTCAGAATATATAACTTGTCCATCGTGTAATGGTGAGGGTGTTAAACAGCTATCTTATAGAAACTTACAAAAGATTCTTGATGTATCAAGACGCAGATCAGAAACCTTCTGGCAAAAAAAGCTCACCATCTTATTGAGCGATTACGCAGTAATGGAGTCTGATATTCAAGATTCTATTTATCGTGGACTCAGAGAATAAAATACTGTATGGATAAACACTGTATATATTGACAGTTGTGTCAAAACCTGTTTTAATTCCCTACAGTAGCCAATAGTTTATTCTACGGCTCTCCGCATATTTAACCGCCTTAATTGGCGGTTTTTTTCGTTATAGGTGGTCGAAAGACAGCCTTGCAGAGCAGTACCCCTCCCTTGCTGTTCTGCTAAATTATTCTGGAGGTTCTAATGCGAACATCTAACGATGGCGTTGACCTAATAAAACACTTTGAAGGCTGTAAGTTAGAGGCTTATCAATGCTCTGGCGATGTCTGGACTATCGGGCATGGGCATACTAAAGGCGTTGAGGAAGGTCAAAAGATTACAAAGAAGATCGCAGCAGCTTTTCTGCAAGAAGATATTAGAATGGTAGAAACGCACGTAACCCGGCTAGTCACTGTTGACCTAGAACAGCATCAATGGGATGCGCTGATATCCTGGTGCTTTAATTTAGGCTGTGGAAATCTTAGATCAGACAATGTTACAGGTAATTAATCGGGGAGAGATCGACCAAGTAACCTTAGAGTTAATCAGGTGGGATAAAAGCAACGGAAAAGCGCTTGCAGGGCTAACAAGACGAAGAAAAGCAGAGGCAACTCTGTTCGATACTGGCGAGTTAGATTATGGCAAGGTGAAAGACAATGGATGAGCATACTAAAGAAATGGTTGATATTGCAGCAGCAAGCACAGGGATTATGTCACTAGCCGCATGGCTACCTCCTATTGCATCTTTATTCACAATCGTATGGTTGGGGTTAAGAATATGGGAGAGCAAAACAGTACAGGATTTAGTTGCTAAGAAATGAAAAATGGTAGACAAGGCGAGGGGGGTGGAAGGCCGTCAGTTGTGTTTACTGAAAAGCAAGTCATTGAATTAGAAGCACTTTCTTCTGTTCTAACCAAAGGGCAGATTGCTGATTACTTTTCCATTTCAGAAACCACGTTGCGAAAGATAGAGGCCAGACAACCCGAAGTTTCTGATGCCTATAAAAAAGGGGCGGTAAAACAGATTGCAGATATGGGAAATAACCTTGTTAAGTTAGCTAAAGATGGCAACGTAGCGGCTAATATTTTCTATTTAAAGACCAAGGGGGGATGGAAGGAAGAGCAAGCAGAGGCACAAGAGATACCTCCAATTAATATTGTGGTGGATAGTCGTGCAACTCACGCTCCCGCAGAGTGAGATATTCTTAAGCTCCGCTCGCTTTAAATCCGTGGTAGCTGGAAGGCGCTTTGGTAAAACTTATTTATCGACCATAGAGTTAATTAAGGCAGCTACAACAGGCAAAAATAAAAACTGTTGGTATATAGCGCCTACCTATGGAGCGGCTAAAGAAATAGCTTGGGATATGTTGATTCAAAACATACCTGAAGAATACATTGTTAAAACAAATGAGACAGGGCTAACAATTAAATTAATTAACGGCTCTGTCATATCGCTTAAAGGCGCTGAGAGAAGTGCTGTGTTGAGAGGTCGAAGCTTAAATCACTGCATCCTTGATGAATTTAGCGAAATGCGTCCTGAAGTTTGGCATGAGGTAATTAGGCCATCATTGTCAGACAGAGAGGGTTCAGCTTTATTTATTGGAACTCCAAAGGGTCGTAATCATTTTTATGATTTATGGGCTAGGGGTGTAGATGGTGCTGATAACTGGGAAAGCTTTCAGTATACAACCTTGCAAGGTGGGAACGTATCAGCTAGTGAAATAGAACAAGCTCGATCTGATCTTGATGAGCGCACATTTGAGCAAGAGTATGAAGCCGCGTTTATTACCTATGCAGGTATTATTTACTGGGCATTTGAGCGAGCGCATTCTGTTGTAAAAGTAAAAGACGATGGTGTTTCGACTTTGCTTGTAGGCATGGACTTTAACGTATCGCCTATGAGTTGCGTGGTGATGATACGAAAAGGAAATGACCTTTTTGTAATTGACGAATGCGTTATTTACGGTAGCAACACACAACAAATGGCCGATGAGCTTAATCAGCGCTATCCGCATCGTCACATTGTGATTTTCCCTGATCCCGCAGCGCGTCAAAGGAAAACATCAGCCGGTAGTAAAACAGACCTTTCAATACTTCAAAATAACGGATTCCAAACAAGAGTTCGTAATAGTCACACGCCAGTGCGAGATCGCATTAATGCGGTTAATTCACGACTTAAAACAGGCAGCGGTACACGACATCTGTTCATTTCTGACAAGTGCAAGCAAACGATTAAGTCTTTAGAGCGACAGACTTACAAAGAAGGCACTTCACAACCTGACAAAGACGGTGGGTACGATCACCTAAACGATGCTTTGGGTTATGCAATCGATATGTTATTCCCGGTAAGAACAGACTACAACACAGAACAGCCTACGCGGTGGACTTAAATGGCAGACATTGAACATACGCATATAGAATATGACCGTCACAAAGACGAGTGGGAATTTTATCTGCGCTCTTATATGGGTGGCGAGCAGTACCGTGACGGTTCTTATTTAACTAAATACGTCAATGAGGACAAGGATTCTTATAACCGTAGACTTGATCTAACGCCTTTAGATAACCACAGCAAGAACATCGTACACATATACTCAAGCTTTCTATGGAGAGTACCGCCAACAAGAGCGTTTAATTCTTTAGCCAATAACGTAGCACTACAACCGTTCCTACAGGATTGTGATCTTGAAGGGCGTTCATTAAATACCTTTATGCGCGAGGCGCAAGTTTGGGCATCTGTATACGGTAACGTCTGGCTCATGCTTGATAAGCCTAAGTCCAATGCAGGGACAAGGGCTGAAGAGCTAGCGCAAGATATACGTCCCTACATTACTTTATTTACACCAGAAAACGTCTTTGATTGGATGTGGGAGCGCACTCCTAGCGGTCGATTTAAACTGACTTATCTGAAGGTAAGGGAAAGCATTCAGTACATCTCTGATACAGAGAAAGAGGTTTATTACCGGGTCTGGCGCGAAGATAGAATTGAGACTTGGAAAGTTGTCGCAGATGAAGATCGCATGATCGAGACGATGGATAATCCATTAGGCAAGATACCTGCTGTATTCCTACCTGCACAAAGATCAGTCACTAAAGGTATTGGCATATCTGATCTCTCTGATGTTGCTTATATGCAACGCGCTATATACCAAGAGCTATCAGAAATAGAACAATTGATAAGAATATCTAATCACCCAACTCTTGTTAAAACGTTTGGCACAGATGCAAGTGCGGGAGCAGGTGCGGTGATTAATCTACCTGATGACATAGATCAGGGATTAAAGCCTTATCAAATGCAACCAAGTGGGTCTAATTTAGATGCAGTTAGAGCATCCATTACCGATAAGGTCGAGGCTATAAATAGAATGTCTCACATGGGCGCTGTTCGCGGTACTCAAGCAATGACTCAATCAGGCGTTGCAATGCAGACAGAATTCCAAATGCTAAACGCTAAATTAAGCGAAAAGGCAGATATATTAGAGTTAGCAGAGGAGCAATTGTTTACTCTGTTCTGTGAGTGGCAAGAAGTTACCCCAGATGTTGAGATTTCCTATCCTGATGCGTTTGATCTTAGAGACTATGATAAAGAATTAGCCTTCCTACAAGGTGTTAGAGCAAGCGGCATACGATCAGTCACCTTAATGCAAAACATTGACAAGCAAATCGCTGATCTTGTTCTCGATGATGAGGCGCTTGCCAAAGCTCATAAAGAGATTGAAGAGAGTACAGCAGTGCTTGGTGACTTCTCTGATAAGACTCAGATATACAGCTACCACATTGATGCAGGTGTTGTAACGCCTAATGAGGTAAGAGAGA